AGTATTTTAACAACTTTAACACCATATATTGCGGCAACAAGACAATCCGCAGGTGATGGTAGTAATGTTATGACTTGGGCTTGGTTCTCAATTGGTTCATCAATGAGCACTGCAGAACAAGCAACATTTAATACAATCATAAACACTTTCCAAACCTCATTAAGTAGGCAAGGAACATTAGGATAATAAAAAAGATATGGATTTAGTAGGATTATTAACATTAGAACAAAAAACAACATTATTAGAACCAGAAAGAAAAATGGTTCAACCATCTTGGTATTTCAATCCAGTTCAAGATTTAGAGTTTAATTGGGTGATATCACAAGCAGAAATTGATAATTCCATTTACCCTGAAAATGAGTGGGTGAAAACATTACCTTTAATTGTATGGAACCCACCATTACCAGTTCCACCAATTGCATAATCTATGTATAGAATAAATGATATTGCATTTGATGAATATAAGGTAATAAGTGTTGAATTGGAATTGGATAGTTGTGATTTAATTATGAAGGTTAGATTCACAAAAGATGATGACAGAATAACAAAAGAAAAATCTTATAGATTTAAAACAAATTGTGATGTGAATATAAATAAATTGATTGAAGAGTTAAAAGGTATAATAAATGAGTAAGGTATTTTATAGAAAACAATTTAGTGATTATCTTGGTGAACAAAGAGCCATAGATGATATTATTGCTCAATTCATACCTGATGGTGGAGTTAGTCCATCACCAACGCCATCTATTACGCCAACAAAAACACCAACGCCTACGCCAAGTATTACGCCTTCAATCACACCAAGTGTGACACCAAGTATTACACCGACTATCACTCCAACAAATACTGGTAGTCCAACACCTACACCAAGTGTAACCCCGTCAACTACGGTTACTCCTACGCCGACAATTACGCCGACAAATACTTTAACACCAACACCGACCCCATCAACACCAGTAACATTCCATTTACAAGCCGAAAATACTGATAATATCCTTGCTGAAAACGGGGACTTTATTGATATTCAAAATTAAAAAATAAATAAAAATAAAAACAAAAATAAATTAAAATGGCGAATACAAAAATAAGCGCATTACCTACCTGGTCGGGCACCGCAAGAGACCTTCGTTGGTTCGTTATGAATAACAGCGGTCAAACAGAAACCTTCAAATTTAGTGGATTTACAAGTCCATTTAGACCATCAAACGGAACAAATAGTTTTGTAAATTACTATGATGACATCACAGATACATCTACTGATTATCAGTATATTATTGGAGGACAAAATAATACTATGCAGAGCGCATCTGTAAATTCTGCTATGGTATCCACGACTAATTGCACTATGAATGGTGCTGGAAATAACTTTATGGGTGGAGGTTCAAATAACACTATGTCCTATAATTGGAGAAGCGCAATTCTTGGTGGAGCAGATAATACTTGTCAAGGTGGTTATGTTAGTATGTTTAACTGTGCTTCAACATCTCAAAACGCATCCAACAGTTCAAACATGGCGTTTTTCAACTGCGTTGGCACATCAACAAATGGTAATTTTTACAGTTATGGAAATTTTGTAGGTGCTGTTAGTTGTTATGTTGGTAATAACGACAGCGTTGGAGGATTTAATGGTGGTATTTTTAATTCATATAGTTCCAAAATTGCCGATACAAGTGAAGGTGCCACTGGTAAAAATGCTTATCCTATTCTTGTTGGTGGTTTTACAAACAAAATATTAGGTGATAATACAACAACGAGATATTATAATTCAATTTATAATGGTTCTGGTAATACAATAACACAGACACAGCGTTCAACTATTTTAGGTGGAATTAGTAATACCATCAGTGGTAAAACTGATGTTGTAATGGTTGGTTGTAGTGGTAGAACAGCAAGTGATGATAATACAACTTTTGTTGAAAACTTACACACATTTAGGACACCTTCAACAAGGGTTCAACCATCATTAACGGGAACAACCTTTACTTGTAATTTGGATAATGGTGCCAAATCACAATTTTACATTACGGGAACATCTACAATCAACATTACAAATGTTAGAGATGGTGCTTCATTTATGATTAAAACTCAAACTGATGGAAACTATGTAATGACTTGGACTGCTACAGGTGGATACACATTTGTATTTGAGGGTGGATTAAAAGACCCTGGTAATAGTGTTATTGATATATTCAAGTTTGAGGTATTTGGTAATGTGATTTACGGAAGCAGAGCACATAACTTCAGTTAATAAAAAAATATGATAATACTAAACGAAGGATACAACAACGCAAACGCAACTTGTTCAAGGAATAAATCCTTAACAGGTAATGTTTGTTATTTGTTCAGTTTCAAACACAAACTTTCACAAGAGGTTTGGAGGCTCGTGCCATACAGAATACCACCAAGTGTGGGATATTCACCTGGTTATGATTTGTTTAGTATTACAATAAACCCGAATATTGCGGAAGCATACTTAACGGGAGCCACAACAACGGGTCAAACAAATGTTCACTTAATAGAAGGAGAATATTACATTAAAGTGTATGAACAATCCACTGCATTATCAGGGAACACCAATCCAAATCTTGCTTATGATGTTGTTTATGAAACCATTGGTAGAGTTAATTACTCTGCATCAACCAGTCCTACCACATACTCGGGACAAACAAGTATTTATAAGATATACGAAGGATAATACCTATGATTAACATTGAAAAACTAAACTTTGGAACGAATACCATTACCTCATTTAGGGAGGTTATCAACAAGAATGAACCATTTGTAAGATTTGGTGTGGATAACTTATTTCCTGAAGAATTGTATATGCTTCTTGACGCAAGTCCAATCCATAATTCAGCCATTAGAGCAAGGGTTGATAATTGTGTAGGTTCAGGCTATGTAAATGATTATAAAACTAATTCCAAACAATACCTTAATGATATATCAAAACAGATGTTCTTTGAGTTTATTGTTACAGGTAATCTCTTCTTGGAGGTGGTTTGGCGTAAAGACAGAAAAGAAGGTTTGGCAGGTTTTTATGTAATTCCAACGAAGTATATGAGAGTTCACAAACCTGAAGAAATGGGAGCACCAGCAACCAAGTATCTTTATTGTCGTGATTGGGCAACCTATAGAAAGGGAACCCCGATTATTGAGTTCTGTGAATTTGACCCAATGAACTACACAGATAGACAAATTATACACATCCGTAATTATGGACCTCAATCTGAATATTATGGTGTTCCGTCTTATCTTGCCTGTATCAATGATATCAAGTTAAACCACGAAATAACGGTGTATAACCTCGCCAATATCATCAATGGGTGTAGTATGGGTATGTGGGTTCACTTCAATCAACCAGCACCTGATTCTGAAAATGAACAGAATATGATTTTGAGAAAGATTGAAGATAGATACATGGGAGCGGATAATGCAAACAGGGTTATCATATCTTATGGTGAAGAAGGACAAAAACCTGATATTACCCAAATCCAAACAAATGTGGAAGACGGATATTTTTCAAGTATATTTGAATTGGTACAACACCAAATCTTATGTGGTAATGGTATTGTAGACCCGTCAATTATTGGATTACCAACAAGAACAGGATTCAGTTCATCAGCCGACCAATTGGAAACATCCTTCAAATTGTTCTTATCAACAAATATTTATCCAACACAGAAATTCATGAACAGGGAATTAAAACCTATTTTTGAATTGATATATCCAGGTCAAGAAATTGACTTAACCATAATCCAAAATAACATCTTATAATATGTCGTATAATGTACTTTTCATATCAGAACAAAAGTTAAAAGATAACACGCCTATCACGGACAATGTGGATTCAAGTGAATTGAGATTTGCAATCTTACAATCCCAAGCGATAATGATTCAAGAGACACTTGGAACAAATCTTTATGAATATCTTTTACAGATTGTTGATGATAATACAATCAATACAGACGCAGCACTTTATAGATATAAGGCGTTGATGGATAATTATGTTCAACCAACTTTGATTGCTTGGAGTTACTATTTGGCTCTTGATAACTTTTGGGTTAAATTTATCAACATTGGTTTGGTTCAGAACAGAAGTGAACAAGGAAATCCTGTTGACTTAAAGACATTACAATATCTTAAATCAAACGCAAAGAACCAAGCAGAGTTCCAAGATAACTTGATGAGAAGACACTTGTTATTTAGAAGTGGTTGGTATCCTCAATATTTCAGTGGGAATCTTAATGATGGACAATTGCCACCTGATACAGATTCAGCCTTCAAGGCACCAATATCATTACCAGGAGCGGGTTTCTATTATGGTAGAGGTAATTGTTTGGTTGGTAATAGTTTCAACGCTCTTGGACCTTTATGTGCCAATAGTTCACTACCTTCTTGGTATGGTGCGGCAAACAACTCACCAGGAATGCCAAGGGGTTAATTAAAAACCCCCAACCATAAGTCAGGGGAATTTTATGAAAACAATTTATTCAGAGGAGTTTTTAAGTTGATTTAACGCAATCTCCGTTAATCTAATTTCTTTCTTAATATGAGCAGGTGTTCCATAACCTGATGCGTTAAAGGTTGCTTCCTTAACTCTTAATTGGTTAAGTTTTTGGGTAAAGTATTCTATCTTTTTATCCATAACCATAAATATTACAAAGCAAATCCAATTTCATCCCAACCGACATTGGATAAGAATACCATTATTTCATCTACCTCTTGGTAGTAATCAGCCCACCATTGGTTGTATTGTTCGTGTGTCATCTTAATATCCCCTTTCAAAGTGTTCGTTCATCCTTTCGTTAAAGTCCAACTCATCCATTTCCCTTTCATACTCATAAGCCTCATCTTCATCACGGGAAGGTAGTTGAACCTCCAATGCGTTGTGATAGTATTTGTTGTAGTCAGAGAACTCTTTCTGTTCTTCAATGGACACAGGTAGTGTCATTGCGTATAATTCTTTTGATTGTCCCATATTACAAAGATATTAAATTGTTTCTTTATTATCAAATTCGTCAATAACTAATACCAACTTTTCCATAATCTTTTTATATCCAATCATTTCAGGATATTGGGTTGAGATGTCCACACATGCGTTGTAAAGGACTTTAACATCTTGTAGGTATAAAGTCATATCCACAAGGGTGTAATCTGTTTGGGGGTTAAGTTTTCTATAATCCATATTTTTACAATTTTTCAATATTTGACTTTAATGACTTTGGTAATTCATACTCCCACATCAAAGATTCAATTGATGGGAACTTTCTTACAGGGATTGGAGATTGTCTGTCTGTCCAAACAAACATACCATCTTTTTTGTAGATTGTATGGTTTCCAATACCCATACCATACCAATCAAGTTGTACGAACAATTTAACAACTTTACCATTTTCAATGGTTTCTTTTACTTGTTTTACTTTTGGTTCTTTGAATTTTACATACATGGTTTTCATAGTCGTGGTTTTTATAGTTGTTTAGTGTGATACAAAGTTATGCTATTTTTCTTAATCTACAAAATTTATTTCAAAGTAATCAAAGTTACCTCCATCAGTTTTGAAGTCATCCAATTCATTACAATACAAATATTCTTCAACATCTTCATAAGATGGGTATGCAGTGAGAATAGTAATCTCTTTTGTCATTTCATCATGTTCATTCCAAAACAAGATATTAAGTTTGTGTGTTTTCATAGTGATACAAAGTTATGCTATTTTTCTTAATCTACAAAATTTATTATGATAATACCCAATCAAATCCACCAAACATTCTTTCTTGTAATTTGTGGAAGTCATTGTATTGTTTGTCATTACAAGGGTCACATCTAAAGTATCCATCATCTGTTCCTTGAGCGGGATTTGTTACATCGTATTCGTTCCACCAAATACTAAATCCTTTGAATGTAAATTCACCTTGAAACGCTTCTTCAGTTTTGATGAATGCTTTTAGTTCTTTTAAGTTTGTCATGTTTTTCATAGTGATACAAAGTTATGCTTTTTTTTAATCTAAACCAAATTTAACATAAGGACTTTTCAACAATTCTTTAAGGTCTCCTTCATAAACCTCAAATGGATAACCAACCATTTCAATCAATTCTTCAACTGATTCACATTTGTCAAGGTCATCAGGATTTATACTATCCTCATCATCTTCATCATACATCCCATAAAGGTATTCAAACCTTCCTGTTTCAATTGCTTCTTCAACAGAACCCCAAGTATAAACTCGGTCAATTCCGTCACCCATGTATCCTTCTATTACTATTGTCTTGTTTTCCATGATTCAAAGTTATGCTTTTTTTCTTAATCTACAAAATTATTTTTTAAGTAATTGTCTTGCTCCCAAAATACAAATCACACTTTCAATTGCCTCAAAATCTTTTTGAGCCATAGATTTTGTTTCTTCATCATTAGAATATTTTTCAATAAGTCCCTTAAACTCATCGTAAATAATTTTCATAGTTGCGATAGATACTTTTTCTGATGTTGTTATGTTGTTTTCCATACCACAAAGATACATCAAACAAATGTAACCGCCAAACTATTTCCCAAGTTTTCTATCAACAAATTTGTTGTGTATCACCCTTAACATTTCATAGTTCAACTTGTGCTCAAAGAACCCATCAAAAACCACACAATCCTTACCTAATGAACTTTCACAACAATGGAGTAGAATATATCCAATACCATTAGAATAGTTCACCTCAATCACTTCTGTTGAGAAATCATAGCCGTATATTATTGTATGTGTTTTCATTTCTTTCTTCTAATCTCTTTGTTATACCAGTTGTAGTAATCCCTTGTTCCACAAGGTGGTGGATGAAGATGAATATACTTACCCCTTTTTCTCTTGATTGGTAGGGTTAAATCAACACCACTCTTTTCTAATACCCTTTCAACAAATTGTTCGTGAATTGTTTTATCACCATTTGTATCATAACCCATCTTGGTTAGGATATGGTCCAACGCTTCCTCATCAGATATGGGTTCAGGGTTTAATTCTCTCCACCTGACACGATGACAGGCTACACAACTATACTGATAACCACTTTTACACTTTGGACATTTGTAAAACTCTGCTATTGGTTTGTAGTCCTCACAAGAAACACAATAATGAAATTGTCCTTCAGTTGTATCAATCAGTTTTGGTATATCAAGTCGCATAGATAGAATATAGGTATTTACCCCTTTATTTAAACCAGGTTAAACCAAATTCATTGTGGTGGGGTAATTCCTTAAATACTTAATTCCCTTCTCTGTAATGCGATATAAATTGGATTCACCCTTTTCCCTATACACCTCAATGTAATCTTGGTTATGTAGTTCCTTAACCCTTCTATACATTTTCTTTGCTTGTGATACCTCTTTTGGTGATAAGGTGCAGAACCTTTTCTTTGTTGTCTTGTTAAAGATTGTTGTTAAGATTTGAAATTGTTTTGTTGTCATAATAGTTTATATTTTTTTAAGAATTGTTCATTTACGGTTTCACCTGTAAAGGTGTATCCCAACCTTTCCAATAGTTGTTGGGTTTGAATAAAATCATCTTCAGTGATGGGATTTAGTTTTAGATAATCCATTTCCCCATCATCATCATTATCTTTCCTTGAGTGGTGTATTTTACACCTTGAATCCAATCCCCATCTTGTGTCTTTAGCCTTATAGAATTGTTCTTCAGGTAAATACAGACCACACTGACGACAGAAATAGACCCACCCTGTTTCAGCCATCATCCTTCTTGATAAGTATTGTTCAAATTGTTTCTTTGCCATTATTATAAATATAATAACTTTTCAATTTGTTTCAATACTTGACTATAAAAATATTTTACACTATATTTGTTAGTATGAAGAATATACAAATAAGCGACGAACTACACAAACAATTGAAAACACATTGTGCTGAACAAGGATTACTAATTAGATTTTATGTTGAAAGATTAATTATCAACGAATTAGAAAATGAAAAAGGAATGAAAGTTTTTGAAAAGGTATTGCGTGAAACAAACCAAATGGATAGAATAAATTCTCTTTTAGAAAAAAGAAAAAGTGTTAAGAATAATCCCAACACTTCTAAATAATTTAATCTATGAGCGATAAATCAAATTCAGTAATAATATTAAGGAGTTATTGGGAAAGTATCAAGGGCTTACCTGATGATAAACAATTATTATTTTTAAAATCAATCATTGAATATGGTATGGATAGTATTGAACCAGAATTTACTGGTATTGAAAAGTCATTTTGGATACAGATTAAAGCCACAATTGATAATTCAATGAAAAGATATAATACATCAATTGAAAATGGTAAGAAGGGTGGTGCACCAAAAGGTAATAACAATGCTAAAAAACAACCTGAAACAACCCAAGAACAACCTAAATCAACCCAAGAACAACCTAAAACAACCGAACTACAACCAGAAACAAAGGTAGACAACCTTTATAAGGATAAGGATAGGTATAAGGATAGGTATAAGGATAAGGAAGTAGATAAGTATAAGGAAGTTATTAGTACTAATATACTGGGTGATTTTGATAGAAAGAAATTTCATCATAATAATATCAGAGAAATTGAACATATTAGGAATATGGATAATATATCACTTGATGAAGCGATTGATTTACACTATGATGCCCTTCAAGCGATTAAATCAGTTTTTGGTTAATATTTACACATATAGATTACCAAGATATATTTAAAGGGTAAGGGGATTTTTTCTAATTGTTGTCATTAACTTTCTCATGTTCCCTTATTCGTTATTCATTAACCCGTAAGTTACTCCCATTATCTTACGGGTTTTTTATTTTCACTTAAATAAAAATGATTATATTTATATTATTATGGATATAAAAGAATTATTGGAAGGTTATTTTAAACTATCAGACACACAAAAAGATGATGTCCTTTCAAAGTTAGCAGAGATATATTTCTTTCAAGGAATAGAACTTGGTATGTCACCAGTTCAAATATTGGATGCATTTGACCCTTTGATTGACGACGCAACCGAAAGGGAAGATTATGAGGTAGCACAAGCATTTACCGACATCAAGGAAGCAATAAACCAAATACTAACAAAGAAAGATTAAGATATGGGATGTAATTGTAAGGGTGGAAAGAAACAAGTAACAAACAACTTGGATTCCCCTGACCATATTCAAGTGGGTAAAAATGTCTTTAATTCAATTATCTCACAGAAGACGATAGAAGACCTCAATGACTTGGATAAGATTGAAATTATGGGGGCGTATGCAACCCTATACCCCAATTCAAG